GTAAACCAATGTAAAACCAGCTCTCTCGGTTGACACTGTTAAATCTGCTGCAGAACCCTGTATGTTGTGTGAGTTTCTCCCAATAGTTAAATTGTTTGTATCAAACGTACCTGCATAATCTATAAAACTTATTTCATCACCAATTGTTCCTGATGATGGTAACGTTGCTGTGAAAGCTGCTGATGTTGTATTACAGAAATATCCTTCACCTGCTACTGCAGTAAAACCTGAAGTTTTTACAGCTTGCCAAGAAGTTCCACCAGATACTTCAGCAAAAGATAATTGACCAACACCTGTTGTGCCTGATCCTGTTACTGAGTCTACTTTTAAAAATCTATCTGCTGTTACGTTACCTGTAGGAAACTTTAATGTGTAAGATTGTGAACTTGAGTGGGGCGGACTTTGCAGCTTTATACCGTGGGAGTTGGACTCGCAGTTAAGTTGTAGAGTTCCTGGGTTAGTATTACCACCAATTTCTACAACACCAGTTCCGTTTGGTGTAGCTGTAATTGATCCGTTAGAACCATCTGTAATTGTAATCGTACCAGAGTTAGTTCCAGAGTTTGTATCTAAAGTTAAGTCATATGCACCACTTGTCGTAATAGTTGCAGCAGCTGATCCTGTACCAACAACTAATTCACCAGATCCTTTTGGTGCTAAAGCTAAATCTATGTTTGAGTCTCCACCCGCTGCAGCTAATTTAGGATCGCCACCTGTTGCAGCGTTTGTAATCTCTAATTGATTTACAGCTGAAGATGTTGTTTGAAATATTAGTTGTTCATTTCCATTTTCATCTCTAATACCATGATCATCATCAAAATCGATCATGAAAGAGTTAGTATCTAAATTACCACCTAATTGTGGTGTAGTATCATCAACAAGATCACTTGCTAATGCAACAGAATCAATCGTTGGGTTCGTACCATCTTCAGCTTTTGCATAGACTAAAGATGTTTTACCATTTGCAACCGTAACACCAGAGTCTGTTCCAGACACATATTTAAATACAACGTTTTGAGATCCTGAAGTTGAATTTTTTAAGATATAAAAGTTTTGTACATCAAGGGGGATTGTAACGTTTCTACTTGCTGTTAATGCTCCTGTAAATTCTATAATTCTATGAGAAAGCGTTGCACCCGTTGATCCATCAGATACCGATAAAGTTGTATCACCAGAATTAGATACGGCTTGTGTAGTGTAGCCACCAGATATTTGTTCAAAAATCTGTAAGTTAGTATTTGTTTTTGTTCCCCACGTTCCCGCATTTTCACCAGTTGCCTGGAGTTCAATACCTAGGGGTGTATATGTCGATGCCATATTAAGCTGCTTCTCCTGTTACGTCGTTATAACTCGTATTTGAGCCGGTTGCAACATCCGAATAAGAAGTATTCGAACCCGTTGAAACATTACTATAAGAAGTATTTGAGCCCGTGTCAATATCTGCGTAAGCTAATACATTTACTGCTCCTACGCTTAAAGAAGCTGATACTCCTGTTAATCCCATAACCTGATCTGCTGGATCTACTGATCCCACAGAACCTGTAAATGATACACCAGTTAATCCCATTGTATCTGCAGGAGATATACTTCCCACAGAACCTGTCATAGAAACACCAGTTAAATCTGCAACAGAAGAACCTAGACCGACCAAAGTTCCAACGCTTAATGAAGCCTCTTGACCATCTAATGTTTGTGCATTGTTTGGTGCAATCGCTGTTCCTTGTGCTGATGTAATAGAAAATCCTGTAGGGAAAACAACACTACCACCAAATCCTACTGCGGTTCCTTGAGACGAAGTTATAGCTTGGCCAGTTAAAGTTACATCTTCGTTCGGTGCAACAGCTGTTCCTAAGTTTGCAGTAAACGAAACTCCTGTTAAACCCATTACTTGATCTGCTGGTGTAATTACACCGTTGGCACCTGTTATGGCTTGACCTGTTAATGATACATTTGCATCTGCAGTTGTTGTTAAAGAGTCTACAGTTGCATTAAATGATAAACTTCCAAGTTCTACAGTTTTTGGAATGACTGGAGAAATAGATCCAACTGATCCAGTAAAAGAGAGTCCAGTTGGAATAATTATATTTGTGCTTACTATAGTAACTGAACCAATAGAAAAAGAAGAAGATACACCAGTTAGTGAAACAGTTTCGTCTGCAAGATTTCCCCACTCACCATCATTCCACTGTTTTGCACCCCAACCAGTTGCAAGTAAAGCATCACGGTTCCAATACGCTTGTCCCCAGGTGAATCGACCCCATCCTGATTGAACCGACATAGTGGTCCTCCTATGCTAATCTTATGATAGCGTTCGTAGCGTCTGCTGTAGGAAATTGAATTGTAAAAGTTCCGTTCGTTGCAGTTTTGTCTCCACCGAAAGCAATCGCACAAACTGCATCTGTTGTACCTGATCCACCATTTGTTGTTGTGTTGTAGATCAAAGCAGCGTTTGCTGTAAACGTTGCTGAACTGTAAGTGACATCAGAAAAATCTGTAAAGGCTGTCGTTGAAGATAAAGAAACGCCTGCGTTTGTTAAAGTAGCTCCGCCTGCTGTGTAAGCAGTTCCAGAAGTATTAGTGATTTCTTCAGACGTTGAGTAGTCTGTAGTTGAAGCCCCTAACGTAGCGTCGCTATCAAACAATGCAATTTTAAAAGTATGACCGCCTGATGATTCAAAGCTGTGCTTACCTTGTAAAAGTTCTTGTTTGAAACTTGAACATATTGCCGATGTGTTTGCCATTTTTTATCTCCTTATGGTGTTGGTGAATTAACGGGTATTCTTACGGTACCATCGGTATAATCATCTCTTCGTCTTCTACCGATTTGTTCTCCACCGAACTTCTGTACCTCTTGTTTATACTTGTTTTCGTAAAGTGTCAACATATCTGCTGGGCCTTTTAAAAAGCCATAAGTCTCTGCTAGACAGCAGTATAATAAGCCATTTGGGAAGTTTAGACTGATGTAGTTTGTTGTATTATCAGAGGCTAAAGTCGCCGGCATCTTATTGTAATGAACCCTAAATTTATAATTCGTATTTGGCGTAGGAGCTAAAAAGATACGTCCAGAATTAGTGTCTGCATCTCCTGTAGCATTACCAAACATGGCATAATACTTTGGTCTACCCTGTGCTGCAGAGGTTCCTGTAACGGGTTGATATTCTTGAAGGTATGTTACATCCTTCTTTTCTAACCAAACGTTAGTTCCTGTGAGCACAGATGAGGAATCATAGACCTGGATGCCTCTTATAAACAAGGCACCTGCTGGACAGTTAATGGTTTCCTGACCGGGAACCAAGTTTCCAGACTGTTGTTTTCTATCTGCATCAATTGGAATGTCACGCATAATTCTATATTGCGCATTTAAAATAATATTCTCTAATTGATCTGTAGATAAAACATTTGAATCTACTTCTGTGTAATTTCTAATTTGTGTAACTAAAGTGGTATAACTAATTCCTGCCATTATGCTTGCTGAGTAACTGGTCCTGCTGTTACTGTCATTCCTCCTGCTTCTTCTGTTACCGTTGCATTTGATCCTGCACCAAACACATACGTATCTGTTGTTACACTACTTATACTAAATCCTGACGCATTTTCAAAGACTGTAAATGCTAAACCACCAGGGCTACCATCAACATTTCTAAATCTAACTGTATCACCATTAGATCTACCGTGGCTAGGTTCTTTTACTGTCACATTTGCAGACCCTGAAGTTAAACTAAATGGATTACCTGGTAATAAATTAGGTGTAGCTGGTTCTGTTCTATCTGGTCTAGCTCTGTTTAGACCTTGAGGATCCGCTGATTTGGCTCTTGGTTGGAGTTGTGGTTGTTTTTCTTCATACTCAGATATGTGTACAAAAGATCCATTCCATTCTCTAACCATCTCTGTGTAAGGAAACTCTAATCCAGATCTATCTGATATTGCTTTTGCGTATTTACCTGATGCAAATCTACCCATTAGCCTATCTCCGGAAAGTATGTTTTAGGTGTAATATGTGTACTCGTAGATGAACCATCTTCAGTTAATGCTCTATTAAATTCATCTTCATAATACAATTTCATTTCTTGTGCTCTTTGTGGAGCATATTTTTGTGCTAAATAAAAAGATAAACCTGACACCATACAAGGCACAAAACGATATGGAACGTCCGTTGCATTCGTGTAATCACCCACATCTTGTATTCTTTTTACAAAATAAAAGTTTAATTTATTTCCAGCTTCTGAGGTGCCTGGAGTTAAGTATAAAGTAATTGTAATTTTATCTATAAATCTTTGTACAAAATATTGTGAAGGAGTACCTGTAGCTGTCTTATTTGATAAAGCTTGATATGTAGATCTGTTAATTTTCGTAAGTGGTGAATCAACACTTGAAGAGTTTCTGTATACTGCTTCTAAAATATCATCAACACCGTAAATGGCTGTAGCATCAGAAGTGCCATCACCAGTTGATCTAAAGATTGTATAAACGGCTTGGTTAGCAACAAGAGTAATATCATTATTGCCCACTTCCCAATAGTGCAGACCTCTGTTAGCCCACTCTTGAAACATAATGTTTAAAGAACGTCTAGCAGTTTTTAATTGGTATCCAGATACTCCTTGAAGCCCAATTCTTTCGTATGCATCTTCTATGATTTCATCAATAGAAAAGTTTTTGTCAAATACGACTGTACCAGAGGTAGTGTTAGCCATTTACCCTCCTTAACCAGTATAACCGATAGTAACTGATGTCGTGTTAGTTAAATCTAAATATATACCAGTTCTACATCTTATACCGCTTCCAGGAACATAGATATCCAGTCCTTCAGTTCCGCAATTACCTTCGAATACTAAAGCCCCAGATGCATCTGTTCCATCGTAGATTTTAACATTACTGTTCGCAACGCCTTCAGCTTGAATATAAGTTATTCTAGCTGATGCTATAAACGCATCTGTTGCGTCTGTTGCTCTACCAAATCTACCGTCAGAAGTTCTACAAGAAAACTGTTGGTCTGATGTTGCCATTTTTTATCTCCTATTAAGTGTGGAGCCGAAGCTCCACACTAATTACCTATTAACTGTTAGCAAAAGGTGTTGCTTCAGTACCTGTACCGATCAACATAGCTTCTACTAAATAAACGTTATCTTCAAGTGCCGTGATAGTAATTGTACTACCTTTATCGCCACCTGTTGTTCCACCATTCATACTTATAACATCGTTAGCTGATGCTGGTACAAATGAACTGTTTGTTCCGTCTGCTACGTTAACAACAGTTGCGTGACCAACAAATTTGTCAGTTCCGTCTGTTTTAATATCGCAGTCCGTACAATCTGTGCCTACAAAAAATTTGTAAACAGCACCTAAATGGTTAAGTGCATTAGGGTCATTGTCTCCAGCAGAAGCACCTTTGCTATCTGCTTTGATTGTTGGAAGTGTGATTGCTCCATCTGCATCGTTTACTTTGATAACTTTACCTGCGTGAGCAGCAAAAGTTAAAGTAGTTTCTGCTGTGATGTTAACAATCGAATCAGGTCCCGCAGTAACAAATCCTCTTAAAGATTTTACTGGTCCTGAAAACGTAGTTTGTGCCATAATTATATCCTCCTAGTTTACAGATTATAGTCTCTAGGCCGTCGACTATACGCGTCTATAATCCTTAAATAATTGTATAGTGGGTTTGTTATATAGTAGATTTTTAAAGAGTGCAAGAGAGCCCGTGATGAAGTTGCGTTTTTCGCGGTGTAGCTTTTTACTAAGTAGCTACTGAAACTTCGGGGGCTGCATCGTCTATTTTATTAGCGAGATTAGCAATCTTAGCTTCTTCTTGCTTAATCTGATTAACAACTTCTCTTATCTTATTGTCAATCCTAACCATATCCAAAGTATACCTTTGGTTATCTCGCTGATGAACCGCCCATTCTGTCTCGAGACTCCTCTTCTGCTTGTATAAGTCTCTGACTTGTAGTTGCATCTATAACCTCCTCATAGGTTATCCAAGTTTTAAACGGATTACTAAATCCATCTTTTTCCCATACAATATCATTTTGTCCTAGTTTGTCAACTAGTGCATTTTCAAAGGCTGTATCATTATCCTCTGATGTAAGGTTAAAATCGGCGTAATAACCCCTAGATCTGATCTGTACACGGAAATTTTTCATGGTTGCCTTTCTTCTTTATCATAAAAAAAGGGGGCTCGGAAGCCCCCTTTTAATTTTAATTTAGTAAGTATTACGCACCTTCTACGCCGAAAATACCTCTAGGGTCTGATACGCCAAATACGTATCTTTCTCTAGCTTTGTATCTTACGTTTCCAGTATCGAAGTCACCTTCCATTTTAGTTGTGATAGGTGCTCTTTCGAAATACTTCATACCA